GAGGGTGTTCCAGTCAAAGGCATACTTGACGCGGTTTGTGAGCCACACAAAAACCGCAAAGGGCTTACGGTTCACGACTGGAAAGTAAAGGGCGCTAATTTTCCTGGTCGCTATTATCCAACAGCGGGATACTCACGGCTCTGGATCAATGGCCATGATCAAGGACCACACCCAAGGCATAGACTTAGGATCGAAGATCACAACGAGGATTGGGCAAGCCAGCTTACGCTTTACTCTTGGCTCCTTGGCAACGAGGTTGGATCAGTAATCTATGTCTCGATTGACGAAATAATTTTGGGCAAGGACGAGGAAATTAAGGTGGCCCAATTCCGCACCACGGTTGGCAAAAAATTCCAGTGGGAATTGTCGGCTCGTCTTCGCCGTGCATGGTGGAAGATTCTCAAAAAAGAAGTCGTGCCAGAAAAACTAATGTCTTGTGGTTCTGAATTGTTGGAGGTGCTCAGGTGAATCACTGCAAAAAATGTGGAACCCGTTACACATTCAAACACGAAATTTGCCGAGTAAGAAAAAAAATATGTCGAAGAAAAAAACAAAATCGTCGTTGTATGAGTTGTGGCATTAAAGACACAGAGGTAAAAATCTGGTCAGGCTCTAATAAGTATTGCCAGGCTTGTGACCGTCGCCGGTGGCGTAACGGAATTTGTAAATGTGGTTATGCCTTGCTTCGCAGGGGCAGCAAGAAAATTGGGTGTTATTCAATTTGTGGTCGTTGTCCAATAAGGGTAGGGAAATGATTGGATTAGAACAGGCTCTTAAATTTTGTGGCATACGTCCTGGTGAGAATTTCTCTGTTGCGGCCCTCCGAGAAGGTCAGATCAAAGCCACGTGCTTTACTGACGTGGGCTTGGCCACGTCAAGGTTAGAGCATTATGCCTCACAGGGATTCAACCTTTATTTTTGTGGGAATCCCGTCCGTGAAGGAACTACGGGTAAACCAAAAGCAGCGGACATTATTGAAGGGCGTGTGCTCTGTGTTGACCTTGACCCAAAAGGTGATAAGGATTTGGGGGCAGAGCGGGACAGAATCTCAGGTCTCTTAAAAGACTTGCAACACATGCTTGTCTTTTCTGGCCGAGGTTATCAGTTTTGGGTTCGGACCAATCCCACAATGACCACGGAGGATCGTCGAGACTTCTTGGGAAGTCTCGGTGGTGTAGACGCCACACACAATCTTGACCGGCTTATGCGTCTGCCAGGATCAGTAAATCAAAAAACTGGTGAGCTTGCGGAAATAGTTGTTGAGAATCCAGGGAAGCCCCTGAGTTACAAAATTACCAATCAGCCAATTGTTGGTGTCCCTGACATTTTCAACGACGAAGCAAAAATACTCTGGCGTTTTCCACAAGCGGATCGGTCAAAACGAGACGCCATGTTTGTTTTGGAGCTTGCACGCGAAGGCATGGCCGAGGCTCTCTGCCGTGATTGGCTCTACAAGCTACCAGGGGGAAAGGCAGCAGAGGACGGACGCCATGACGAAAGCTACTGGACTTCAACATGGAATTGGGTTTGTGGGCGTCTGAAAAAAACCTCTGAGGCGACGGATACCCTTGTTGCTCTGGCAACAAGGGTAAAGGAAAAACCAAGTATTGTTTTTGCCCCTGACGTGCTTGACGCTCTTTTGTCCTTGAGATCGGGGCCAGAAGAACCATGGCAGGTCATGCGGGCAGAACTGAAAGCGGTCAAGGTGTCACTGACACAGCTTGATAAAGCCATGACGAAGCGTTTTCAAGCGACCCGTCCACCAGCAGATATTCGCTATGTTGTTTTTGGTGGCAAGGGGATCGGCTGGTATTTCAAGACCGATCAGGGTTGGCAAGGCGTCGCGGAACAGACCTTGAGCAAATGCCTTCGTGCAGACGGTTATGACGTGGACATGACCATTAAAAATGCTGTGGCGGCTCCGTGGCGTTTTGTTAACGAGCCTTTTCAGGAGGAAGAATTACCAGGACGATCCTGGAACAAAGACGGGGCTCGATTGGCTTTTGAGCCCCTGGCCGGAGGCCCCGGGACGTGGGACATGATCCTTTCAAACATTGGTCGAAACCTTGATTCCTCGGTGCTTGTAGACGCTTGGTGTCAGGATAATGAGATCAAAACAGGTGCAGAATACCTCAAGGTTTGGCTTGCCAGCATGATCCAATTCCCCAAGGAGCCAACGGCTTACTTGTTTTTCTATGGGGAGCAAGGCGGTGGCAAGAGTCTTTTCCATGAGGCTGTTGGACCCTTGTTCACACGGGGATATGTTCAGGCCAAGCACAGCCTAACGAGCCAGCAGGGCTTTAATGGGGAGATCGCCCAAGGCGTTTTCAACGTGGTTGAAGAGGTTGATTTATCGGACCAACGAAAGACCGCTTACGCCCGAATCAAAGAATGGACGACCGCCAAGACCTTGAACGTTCACGCTAAATTCTTGACACCTTATGACGTCGCAAACACTGGCCATTGGGTTCAATGCGCGAACGATTTAAAGTATTGCCCAGTGTTCCCAGGGGACACACGAATAACAATGATCCTGGTCGAACGAGTTGAGAACGGTCAGGAGATACCGAAGGAGGTCCTTTTGGACCTCCTTCGCCAGGAAGCTCCCTTCTTCACTCACACCCTTGTTAATCTGGTTGTGCCCAAAGCCTCGGACAGGCTCCGCGTGCCAGCAATATCAACACAAGATAAAAGGGATCAGGTTAAATTATCGGGCTCGGACCTTGAGCAATGGCTTTCACCCGAAAAATTGACACTGGCTGACGACGAGCTTGTTAAAGAATTTCAGAAAACGTTACCAGATAGTCACAAGTGGCCCCGTTCGCGCATTCTCAGGGAACTACCTTCGACATTCAGACGGGACCGTGAAATAGTTCTTGGCCTAAAAGCCCTCGGTCAATTTGAACTGACAGCCTCCGAGATCGCGTCTCGGTTCGGAGGGTCGGCTGTTGGTGTTGGCAGACTGTTATCAAAGTTGTCATGGGTGAAAATTGAAAAACGACATGATAATCAATACTGGCAGATAAAATGATCTACCAGAAAACAATCTACCCTTGCTATTTGCCATTTTTTGACAGAGCAATAATGCGGTTCTTGGTAGATGGTAGATATTTATATATATATATATAAGTATTAGTATAGAAAATAATTAAAAGGTACAAGAGGTAAGAATGAATTTTTTATATAGTAGAAGTTTTGGGAGATCGCCATTTTTTAACTGCCATCTACCTAAACTCTTGCTTTGTCGGTGGATATAACAATGGGAGATAAAAACGCTGGTAGATCGGGTATCTACCTCCCCCGCAAGAAACCAATGCAACGTGAGAAAGCCATTGAGCTTACGATCAGAAAAGTCCTTGAGTCTCAGGGTTGGCTTGTCGAAAAGACTCATGGTAATGAGTACCAAGCCGGGTGGCCTGACCTATGGTGCTACCACGTAGTGCATGGTGCCCGCTGGATAGAGGTTAAACGACTAAGCGGTAAACTCACACTAGCCCAGAGGAAGAAATTTAAAGCCTGGCTTGACGTGGGCGTGGGCATTTGGATACTTACCTCAAAAGAGGAAATATCGTTGATCCATGGGCCCCAAAATGCACAGGAATGGCTATGAAATACTTCTGTGATCTATGCATGGCATGCTGTAAGCCTTTGAGGGGGTTGTAAATGAAAAGTGACAATCTTGCTGCTGTTTTCCTAAATCCCAGGGAATTAAAGCCTTGGAAGAAAAACCCAAGAATCCATAATCTAGATAAAATTGTTGAATCCATAAAAACTTTTGGATTTGGTGCCCCCATAATCGCCCGTCAAGAAAATAAAGAGGTTATTGCTGGTCACGGGAGACTGAAAGCCGCGTTAAAAATGGGGCTTGAAAAAGTGCCAGTTCGGCTTCTTGACCTGACTGAGGATCAAGCACACGCTTTTGTTCTTGCTGATAATCAAGTGTCAGGTCATTGGAATGAGACAGATTTATCTCAAGTGTTAAAAGATTTGGAGGTTATTCCTGTTGGATTCTCTGAGAACGAGGTTCAAAAACTTACCGAGCCTATTTGGGAAACCTTGATTAAAAGAGATATTGAAGAAGATAAAGAAATACTCTCTGGGGCTATAGGCTCGGCTTTTGACCTCAAGGAAGGCATGAGATTTGATTCCCAGGGGAAATGGGAATTACCAAGAAGATAAAGAAATACTCTCTGGGGCTATAGGCTCGGCTTTTGACCTCAAGGAAGGCATGAGATTTGATTCCCAGGGGAAATGGGAATTACCAAAATTGATGGAGGATAGACTTGGTGTAGCACCACAAGTATTACCAGAGGTAGCACACTCAAAGAATCCAAAGCCTGGTGGCATTTTACTTTTTGGGGGTGTTTCTCCTGAGTCAGCGTCACCCAATCCAATATTGTGTTTTTATTCTGACGATTATAGGTGGCAGAGTGCCTTTGACGACACGGCTACTTTTTTCAAAAAAGTTTTAAGAACAAAGCCTGCTGGATTTATTGGTTTTGATTTTTCAAATTGGAATGTTGATCCATTCCCGTGTCGTTTGTGGTCTTTGTATCGCTCTCGTTGGTGTTCACGCTATGCCCAAGAATTGGGCCTTTGGTGTTGGCCCAATCTTCAATGGGATCGCTCAAACATTGAGGAATCACTTGATGGGTTCCCTGTTGGTGCTCCTTATGTCGTTCGTCAATTCCACACAAAAAATCTTGAGAACGCGGAAACAGGTAGAATCTTCTTGAAAGATTTTGAAAAAGCATTAAAAGTTGTGGAGCCACAAGCCCTTGGTTTTTATGGGAATCCTGATAAACACCCTAAGACTTGGGAGCTATGCAAAAATTTGGTTGGGCGTGTGGACGCGATCAAACCTTATGAAGAAATTATCAGGGATAGGAGAAAGAAAAATGGCTAAAAAGAAGGCAAAAGGCAAAGGCAAAGGCAAAGGCAAAGGCAAAGGCAAAGGCAAAAGCAAAGGTGGCGGTGGCGGTGGCGGAAAGTAGACTCTCAACTACTGCCAAAGCCCAGAATAAAGTTGTAGTGGCTGAACGAAGGCGCAAGGTGAGTAACCTTGCGCTTTCGAGGTTATCTGTGACAGAAATTGCAAAGCAACTTTCAGTCTGTCAAGCAACTGTCTCAAATGACCTGAAAAAAATTAGGGAAGAGTGGTCACGGGAACACCAAGAAAATATAGGTTCTACTATTGTTTTTGAACTCGCGTCTCTTTCCCGTGACGAAGCCAGGTTAAGGGCAACGCTAGCTTCCTTGCCAGAGGACGACCATAAATCAAGGGCTCGCTATTATGATTTGATTCTTAAGGTAATGGATCGGAGGCACAAAATACTTGGGCTTGACGCCCCACAAAAAGTTGATTATGAAACAAGAGAGATCAAAGTGAATATTATTCGCGTCGAGGATTGGCGTGAGATTGAAGGCTAAAGATATTTGGTGTGCAAATTGCCATAAAAATCTTGCAGATTTTCTTTGTAAGGTGTGTAAAAAATTTCTAGGTGGATTCAAAACCACCAATAACCACTATGGGATGTCTGACGGATATGTCTGGTGAATCTTTTACTTCCTAAACCCCTTCCACACCAGCTTGACTTCTTGAGGGACAAGGCACGCTTCAAAGTTGTTTGTTGTGGGCGTCGCTGGGGCAAGAGTCTGGCGGGTTTGATTGCATGTATTGAGGGCCACGGGGGATTTAAAGGTGCTATTGAAGGGGGACATATCTGGTGGGTAGCACCAAATTACAAATTAGCTTCTGGCATTTGGCGTTCGCTCAAAACTGCTTTGCGTTTTGTTCGTATGGGAAAAAACGAAGTCGAGCGAAGAATCTCACTCCCTGGAAATGGATCAATCACGGTTAAATCGGCTGATACACCAGATTCTCTCAGAGGCGCGGGGCTTGACGGGGTTGTGATTGACGAAGCCGCGTTTTGCTCTGAGGAAGTCTGGACGGACGTTTTAAGGCCAGCGCTATCAGATAAACAAGGTTGGGCGATTTTTATTTCAACACCATGTGGTGAGAATTGGTTTTATAAGCTCTGGCTCCAAGCCAAGGATTCTCAGGGCTGGAAGGCATGGCAAAGACCAACGAGTGATAACCCAAAAATAAAACCAGAGGAGCTTGAGGACGCAAAACGATCCTTGGGCACAACGGTTTTCAACCAGGAATTTCTTGCCCATTTCCAAGCTAACAAGTCTGGAATCTTCAAGCGCGATTGGTTTCGATATTACGATTCAGGGGAGACCTTTCAGATAAAAAATCAAGTCTTCAGGCCAGGTGATTTAAAACGCTTCGCTACTGTCGATCTTGCAACGAGCCTCAAGACAAGTGCGGACTTCACGGTAATTTCTTCCTGGGGATTCCACACGGGAAAGTTGATTTTGCTTGACGTGATCCGAGACCGAATGGAAGGACCAGATATTGTTCCGAGTATTCGAAAAGCTGTTGACAGGCACAATCTGTCAAGCGTGTGGATTGAGAAAGTAGGCTTTCAACTCTCGTTGATCCAAGAAGCTCGAAGGGCTGGTTTACCTGTGCGTGAACTAGAACCCAATAAAGATAAGGTTTCCAGAGCAATGCCCGCAACGGCTCTTATGGAAGGTGAGCGGGTTTGGTTTCCTCGATATGCTCCCTGGTTGTCGGAAATTGAAAATGAGTTGCTTAATTTTCCGAATGGAAGTCACGACGATTTTGTTGACACTCTTTCTTACGCTGTGGCTGTTTCAAAGCAATATGCAGATAGACAGCCCATGCCGATTTTGGACTTTGCTCCAAAACCAATACAGCGTGTGTTATCTTCTTACAAAATCGACGCGGGGTAGAGCAGTCAGGTAGCTCGCCAGGTTCATACCCTGGAGGTCAATGGTTCAAATCCATTTCCCGCCATGAGGTAGAAAAATGTTGAATCAGATCGGAACCAGAAATAATGAGCGTTACAATCAACAAATACGCTCGAACCTAAACACGTTTGCTCTCTATCACACGTCCTACGCTCTTCGTCAAGACCCGTTTGTGTGGGAGAAAATGCGACAAGACGCTGTAGTGAGTTTTTGCATGGACTTCCGAAAAATGCTGGCCGCTGGTAACGATTGGTTTCTCGAACCGGCTTCAACCTCTGTCGAGGATCGCAAAGCCGCGAAAATACTTGAGTCCCTGATAAGGAGAATCAAAGACTTCACGGGAAGCCGATACAACATGGCCGAGGCAATAATCAGGGGAATATCCTGGCAAAAAATTTCTGGTCAGAAGCAAGTGGTAAAAATCGAGGGTTTGTCCTATCTTGAATGGTTCACAATTACAGCCTTGACGGAGGCTGACTCCAGGCGATTCCAACAATTTCCAATCGAGGGAGAAAAAAATATTTATGAGTGGAAACTTGAGGACCCCAAGGCACAAGTTTACGACAAGATTGTTCTGTCGGATTGGGTGACTCATGTTCATGAAAAACGCGAAGCCGATCTTGGATACGGGACTGGCCTTGCAGATCGAATTTTCACGTATTGGTATTTCAAAGCTGAGGCTATGGACAAGTGGCTTAAATTTGTTGACCGTTGGGCTGGTGGTTTGATTCACGGAAAAATCGAGAGCTTGAGAGACGGAAATGCCTCAACGCCTGGTGCCCAGGATAAAGCCGAGCAACTTAAAGACGCCTTGAGTGTAATGCGGGCAAATAATGTGATTGTTCACGACAAAGACGACGAGATAGAAATAATTGACGCACCACCGAACGCGGGGAAAGCGGCTCAAGATTTGATTGAATATCTTGACGCGGGCATAAAGGTTTTGTGCCTTGGTTCTGGCCTTCCCACTGAGGGAGACTCAAAAGGGGGGAGCTTTGCCCTTGCTAAAATTCAAGCGGACTCAACAAAAAGCATTGTAATGCTGGATCGAAGCCGACTTGAGGAGACAATCACACGGGATATTGTTGGTTATCTCTGGCGTTACAATTTTCCGATTCTTCGGGAATTGGGCTTGGCAAATGTAAGCCCCCCTCATTTCAAAATCCGTGACGACGTTAAAGATTCTCCCTTAGATCGAATGACGGTTATCTCTCAGGCAAAAGCGTCAGGAATCCAATTGAGAAAAGACGAGGTTTATTCACAACTTGGCTTTAGTCCACCTTTGGAGGGTGACGAGATTCTCTAATGTCCAAGTTTTCAAAAAAACTTCTTGACGGGCTGGCCGATAGTGTTCCAGATACAAGTGACCTAGAAGCCTTATTAAATAAGATCTTCAAGGCACGCCAAAATTACAACAACTCTGAGGCAGAGGACTTGTTGATAAAAATTGGCGCTCTTGTGTCGAAGATCGAAAGCTCGGCTCATTTGGTTGGTCGAGTTGCTGTGAGATATGACGTAAAAGGGCCTCGGCCAGAGGAACTGGCTTACAAAGCAGACGTGATTCCAGTTGTTTTTGAAAAGGCGATTGAATTTCTTGTGGGTGAGGACGCAAGCCTTGCTCAAGTATTCCAGATAGCGGCAGACGAGGCTAGGAAGATATATGGTTTCTACACGGATAAGGCTGGGAAGAACCGATACCCTAAGGGTGAAGCTATGGCTCGCATGCTTGATAGTTCTGTATCTGCCACGGTTGCTGCAAGCCTCAAAACAGGCAATATTCCAAATTTTGGGGGTCTTGCTCAAACCCTGGTCAGGACTGTCACCACGAAAGCCTACTCATATGGGCGTCAGAGAGAAGCGGAGGTTTTAACCTCAGAGGGCTTTGAGACTGGTTTTGAATTTCAAACGGCTGGTGACGTTGACGTGAGAGACGGAAAAAACTCCCATGAGAATCACAAGGCCATGGACGGGATCAAAGCTCTTGAGAGTGATTCAGTGTGGGAGTATTTCAGCCCCCCGCTTGGCTTTAACTGTCGGTGTCTCTTGGTGCCTCAGATTGGCGGGCCATGGACGAAAAACGCTTTGCAGACAGCCAGAAAACGTGGGGCGCGTGCAGAAATAGGTTTTGGATCAAAGCCTATTTAACCCTTGAGGCGTAAGTCTGGAGTGAAAGCAATCTGGAGTATTTTCCTTTTCTTCCTTTTAACACCCACAACAATTTTTGCTACCCATTTTTTGAGAGTCTCGCATGTGTTCATTTTCCTTTTTCTCTTTCTGCCCCGCGGGGCGAGCGAGCACGGTTTTCGTGCTCGCTCTCAGTCAGTGTTTACTCGTGATCTGTTAGATACAACGACGATTTTTCGTCGTTCGTCAATGATCGTGGACTGCGTCCCCTTTCGTACATACAAACTGTATTTTTGTGCGTTAGCACAACACTAATATCGAGTGCAGAAAAAACTCTCGCTCTTTTTTGAGCATTCATGTCTCATGTGCAGATCATAAAATTGATCAAATGACCAGTTCGTGACGTCGTCACAAATGCAACACTGATGATGTCCCACACACTGCGACCCACCGCCGACGTACACGACTGGAGTTAGTGAATCCCTGCGATTATGCAGCTTATGAATCGCCATTGATAGGGCATTGCATTTGCATTGCCCGCTCTCAACCCCTTGTGGTATTTTGTTGATTGGTGTTGCAAGAATGTGCTCATATTGTGTGTGGGTGTCACACACAAAAATATAAGATCCTTCTTTTTTGGTAAGCCTGAGAGTTGCTTTTTTACCACAGGTACATTTCATTTCTCACCTTTAGCTAAAAACTTTTCAACAACGACTCGGACAAGATTGCTTTGAGAGCGTTGTTCTCTCTCAGCGGCCTTTTCCAGCTTTTTTTTTGTTCCTGGTGTCAACCAGACTTTTAAATATTTGTTGCATTTTTCCATTATGACCCTCACATGACCCAAGTTAGGTTCTCACACTATATACAAAAATAATCTTACTTTGAAAGGAATGCCTTTTACAGACGAAGAACAGGTTTGCATTTCAAATAAAATCCGCAAGTTGCGTGACGATGGGAAGCCTCAAGATCAAGCAATAGCAATTGCTATTTCTGTTTGTGCCCCCAAAAAATCTTACGAGGACATGGAATTACCCATTTCCTACAAAGCTGAGGAAAAGCCCAACGGATCAGTAGTTATTTCTGGTGTTCCTGTTTTCGCCGAGAACAAACGAGGTGATAAGACTTTTGGCCAAGATTGGCTCAAAAGCGCTCTTTATCGTGACTCTGACCTGCGGTCAAAAAACTATAAAGCGCCAATTCATTTTGGGCACCATGAACCTGGTGTGGATCGAGAGCGAGCGGGTTATTACGAGCTTTCAAAGGTTCAACTTGCCAATTATTCGGGATCGCCAACATGGGTTTTGTTTGCCAATTTGATTTTTGACTCAAAGGAAAAATCCGAAAAAGCGCGGCAATATCCTTATCGCTCTGTTGAAATTAGTTCAGAGCATCCGAGTGAAATCAACAGCCTTGCTCTATTGTCGAGCGAGGCACCATATTTCCGGTTTCCTACTCTGACTTTCAGAGCTTGGACCGGCGGGGAATCGTTTTTATGGAGGGATACCTTGGAAGATAAAAAAGAAGATCTGGAGAAAAAGCCGGACGAAAAAAAGTATCAAGAGGCAGATTGCCCAGAGTGGGCAAAAGCTATGTCTGCCAAGCTGGACATGCTTATGAAAATGCTTGGTGGTGAGGAAGATAAGCAGGAGCCAGTCGTTGCGGCCAAGGCAGTGGTTACTGACCAGTTCGCAGCCGGTCAGGTCGAAGGCTTGGTGGCCAAGGTTTCTTTTCTCGAAAAGAAGATCGAAGCTGACAAGCAATATGCGGCTCTTGAGTGTGAGCTTTCGCAATATGCTCTTGGACCGAATTGGAAAAAAGACCTTCGCAAGCGTGTCGAGGAAGGAACAGCAGAGGCTTGGGCGTCAGGGATCAAGACGCAAGCTCCCAAGTTCTCAACTTCTGAAAAAGCAAGCGTCAATCAGGACTGCCCTGCACTGTCAAAGTATTCAGGTTCGCCCGTGAGATCATTAGAGGCCAAGAGATTGGCCGACGTTTACGCTGGACTTCCAGAAGATTCTTTTTTGAAGGCAGGAAACACACTCGAAAAATTCCTTGATATTCAAATGAGAGGGGTTGGCTAATGGCGGCTTTAACACAGAACGTCAATCGAGTAGGTCGGGAAAACGTTGTGCAATCTTACAAGATTGCCAGTGGTTTCACAGTCTACACAGGATCAATTGTGGCCTTGAATGCCTCCGGTTTTCTTGTGCCTTACACAAACACACCTGACGGTCAAATGATCCTTGGAATTGTCCAGTCTGGACCCGGTGCAAATTCTGACGGATCAGGAGCCATGACTGGAAACGCGGCGGGTACGATCGAAGCCATGGTGCTCGAAGAAAAAGTAACACTCTACAACGTGTCGGTTGCGGGTGTTGTGAATCAAGCCGATCTTGGCAAACGATTTTATGCGTCAAGTGACAACGACTTGACTTTGACTCAGCCAGGCGCGGCAGGTGTGCCTTTCGGGCGAATTGTTCGGTATCACACGGGAGACAAGTGCGACGTTGAAATGCACAGCTACGACGGAAGGAGTTCGTAATGGGACCTTCATTGATCAATGCTTCAGAGCTTTTTGTTAGGGGACTCCGGCAGGAGTTCCTTAACACCTATGAGCCACAAAAAGTGGCTCAAATGGCCAAATTATCTAGGGTCATGTCTTTGGGCTTGCCTTCTGACAAGTTCTCAGAAATCTACGGCTATTACGAGTCGGCTCCGCATATCAAACGGTGGCCGTATGGTGAGAGCCGTCCTGAGAGTTCATTCAAGGCAAAAAACTTCACTGTGCCCAATCTTGATTGGGCTGTCTCAATGTCGTTTCATGCAAACGCTCTCGCCGACGACCAGTCGAAAGGATTGATTGCACGGGTTAAGGACGCGGCCACAAATGCTTTGCTTTTACCTGAGAGAGTTTTCTTTCAGTTCTTGCTTGGCAACACGGACGTTGATCTTTATCCAACGGCACAGATTCCAAATGCTCCGGACGGGGTTGGTTTCTTCTCGTCAACGGACGGGACCGGCGCGGTTCGTTTTGGTGCAACAAGTGGAAATCTCCTGACAGGTAGCACAGTTGCCACAACGGCAAATGTGCAGACGGATTTTTTCAGGGCGATCAGCCAGTTTGCTTTGTTCCAAGATACTCAAGGGCATCCGCTTCACAGCCCTGAGTTAATTGAACAGGGTGTGGTAATTCTTGCTGGTGCCCAGAATCAGCAAGTTTTCCGCCAGGCATTCCAGCAGACAGCAATTCAAGGATCAAGCGCGGCCCCAACGAATGTGATCATTGACAGTGGTCAAAAAGTTGAGCTTTTTTTAACTCCTCGAATCACCACGAATGACTGGTTCGTGTTCTTGACAGGCACAGCAACAAAAGCCGTGTTTGAACAAGTTCGAGAGCCCCTCAAGGATAACCTTGAGGACTTCCAAAACTCGGATTATGTCCGGCGGACAAAAATCCAGAATTATATGTGGCATGGCCGATTTGGTCATGGACTGTCTTTGCCTTACCAGGCTATCAAGATTGACAACTAAAGGTGATTTGTGATTCAAAACGAAAAAGGCGAAATACTTTATCGAGTTGGACTCACAGCGGACGCACCGGCCAGTCATGTAACAGTGGCTGGTGTGTGCTTCCCGTTGGAGACCTCAAAATTCAGTGATTCTGGCCATGAGACGCGATCTCCAGGGGCTTTGACCTATCTTTCAAAAGAGAAGGTTAAGGAAATACTTGAAGCGGCAAAGAAAGACTACTTTGTTGTTTCTCGTGGGCCTAACGGGATTGTTCGCTCATGGCAAGCGACGGTGGGTTGTAATGGCTTCACACCAACGAAAGAAAACATTCTATTGGCTGACTGCCTTTGGATTGAAAAGGTTGAGTGGGTTGTTGAGCCTGATAAGCTCGAAAGAGTTCCGGGCAAATTTATTTCGGATCTTGAACGGGAAGCAATGGCGTCCGAGCAAGAAGCACGAAAAAACCCAAAAGACCGGCAAACGAGATTGGCCCATGCTGACGCTAAAGCCAATAACGAAAAGGTTTCGTCTGTTGGAGACTTTTAACAATGTCTTTGTTGTCGGAAGTCCAATTAAGATTTTCGGCGCAAAGGCTTGTTGAGT